ATTCCATCGAGTACTAGCTTTAAGCTTGGTAAATCATGCGGATTCTTGGAAGGCGTACTCAGGGCATTGGAGATTCCGTTTGTCCTGGTGCGTCCACAGGAGTGGCAGAAAGGGCTGAGTGGACTAAGTGGACTAACCTCAAACAAGCGCAAGAAAGCGCTCATGAACCACGCCAAGCAGTTCTTTCCCTCAACCAAGGGACTCACACTAAAAACAGCAGATGCCATTCTAATTCTGAGGCATCATTTAATGAATAATGCGTCATGAAGATAGCGGCAGTAGTTAAGATAAAGCACGGTGCGATATGGGAAGCGCTACAAAAGTTAGGGTGGAATCAATCAAAACTAGCAAGGCAACTTAATATGCATCCAACGCGAGTAGGAGAGATAATAAACCTAAAACGCAGACCAACAGACAATGAGGTTAAGAGGATAGAATTAGCATTCCTCGATGCGGGAATATGCGTAGATGTAATTAGTGAGTGGCCTGAGATGTTTAAGATGCGTCAGAATAATCTCACATACTACAAGGATGTTGAGACTGATAGGCTCTTATCGCATACCAAGCAATTGACGATTGAGGAAAAGGAATCTCTTCAGATTCTCATGAATCAGCTTACGCCAATCGAGGCTGACATTTTAATGTCAAACATGGTTTATGGTGTATCCCTGAATAAATTAGCTGAAAAGTGGGAAAAATCTAGGAGTACATTGTGTATTGTAAAAGAAGAACTAGAAGAGAAGTTGGAGAGATTTAGGTTCTTTATGAATAAGGATGGAGTTTCCTGCCCGGAGCAGTTTGGGATGTATATAGGGAAACATTACCCAACAAATCTCCATGCAAAAGCGATGTCTGCGAGAGAAGAATTAAGGGAGAAAGTGGCATGATGGATGGGATAAAATTAGCACTCAAATTACTCACCCAAGGCATGTTATTTGCCATATGTGGGATCGTATTTTTCACAATTATCATAGGACTTGTTTGCACAATTTTAGGATTATAATGACAGACGAAATACAGAAAAAGACAGAACTGCGCATCAAGGTTCCTCAATGGATAAGTGATCTTTTGAAAGAGCATTGTGATCTTTATGGAGTTACCGCAGTTTCCACCATTACTCCACTCCTGGTGGAGTATCTGCGGCATCCCTCGCGCGTGCGCGACAATTGTTCCAATTGTTTTAATATTAGATATAGCGAAAAATCCGCGGTTAGTGGAAAAAAGAAATCAAAAACGAGGGCATCAAAGATCCCCTCTAATTTTGCCCCCCCAAAAGATATTGCTGAGAAGGAAGGACTCGATCATGAGAAAGCGGTTTCCATCTTCGTGGATTGGGCAAAAGGGAAGGGACATACCCAGGCTGATTGGATTGCCACATATCGAAATGCGTGCAGGAGATGGATCAAGGATCAGATGCCACAGGGAAATAACGATCCCATTCTCAAGGAGGTCACAATTCCTGAGTATGAGGACGAGGAAGAGTTTTGATGGATTTCTTGGTATCAGAACAAGCGGTCCTAGCCGCATGTCTCCGGGATGACACAAATCTCTCCACCGCCACCGCAGTTGAGCGCTTAACGGAGAATGACTTCTCCTCGCCCGCGCACCAAGCGATATTCCGTTTGATCGCAGAGCGATCCGAGTTAAACGAGGTGGATGTGGCAATTGAGCTACCTGAGTATTCCTCGGAAGCTCTTGAACTCGCAGAGAAGTATGGCGGAGGACAGGTGGAGAGATATGTGGATCAATTGGTGGAGTCGAGGAACAGACGCGAGGTGGAACGGGCAATCATGGTATCCTCGGATATGCTCAAACAGAATAAACAATCAGATGAGATTGCATCGGAGTTTAATCTGAGAGTGGCCAAAGCATTAGCGTCAGGCAAGGGACAGGTAAAAGTGGGACCCGCCACCAAGGAAGCACATTCTGAGTTTCTTTCCATCGATGCGGGAGAATCATCCGCAGTAAGCACAGGATTCAAACGATTGGATTTTTGTCTGAGCGGAGGGTTTCAACCGGGTAAGCTTTATGTCCTAGCCGCAAGACCTGGGGTAGGGAAGTCAGGACTCGCATTGCATTTCTCTCATGAGATTGCGAAGAGGGGATACCGTGCAAGCTACGCATCCCTTGAGATGAGTGCCTCGGAATGCTCCGGGCGTTTACTCTCCCGCGAGAGCGGGGTTGCCCGTCCACGCATGAAAGGGGATCTTCTCCCCGCCCATCGCAAGAAGCTCGAAGATGCCACAAAGAGAATGCAGGGATGGCCCATAACCTTCAAGGATGACAACAAGGCCACGCTAGACTCGATCCGCGCCTTCTTGGCCCAGGAGCGAGTGAAAGGAAATGTCGGGCTTGCGGTGATCGATTACCTCCAATTGGTGAGCGCTCCGGGTTATGACTCCCGTGTGCAGGAGATCACCGCCATTTCTCGTAACCTCAAACAGATCAGCATGGAGCTACAGATTCCCGTGCTTGCCCTTTCTCAATTATCAAGACAATGCGAGATCAATAACAGAAAGCCCATGCTCTCCGATCTGAGAGACTCCGGGAGTATCGAGCAGGATGCCGATTGCGTGTTTCTCCTATCCGTGGATGACAAGGTGGATGAAACGAAAGACCGTATCAATTGCCATATCGCCAAGAATCGCGGAGGAGAGACGGATCTCAAGGTCATGCTTGGATTTGAGAAGAGTACGGGCAATTGGACAACATCTCTAGGCCAAAAAGAAGAATCAAAGACTTGGTAGACTACAGATGGACACAAAAAAGCACGATAGAAGCTCGGGAAGGCATCAAATCGTGCTTTTTAGAAATTATATCGTTGGTAGGATGAATGAAAATAAAAACGCTTTCTAGGTGCCTTCTTGGCGATTTCTCGTGTTCCACCACTCAATCACCCTGGGCGCGAACCTCATCGCCAAAAAGACGAGGAGGCCCAAGCACAGGCGCGCAATTGTGTCGGACTCGTTTGGTTTAGTCATGGTGAATACCTTCGCTTTCTCTTCTCATGCGAATGGTAAGTTTCTCACCATTATGATACCACTCCTTCGCCTCCTCTATTTCTTCGCGAGAATATCCTTGGGACAAAACATAATCTTCGTCCTTTCTCATCATGAAAAGCTTTTCAATAATCCAATGTATTCTGTTATCGCTCATCCCTCACCCCCCTCTACTTTGGCGAGGACCTCGCGGAGTTTCTCGTATTCCTCATCGAACCCATAGCCCTTGGACATTTCTAGCGTATCCAATAGCTCGGATAAAACCTCATACATCTCCGGAGCCGCCGCGATCAAGCGCGCGTTGGCGCGTGCTTCTTTCCATCCGTCCGTAGTGCGTGCAATGACGCTATCCTTTGTGCCTACCTCGAAACGCAACCCCGTGCTTTCTCCTGGAGTGCAATCCTCGATTTGCCAAGGTCCTGGCGTGTGTGTGGCGTGTTTCTCTTTTGTTGTAATCATAGTATTTTTTCTTTCTCTTTTGTTTTATAGGTTAAATGTTAATTGCACTTTCTCGCGCTCTGTAAGCCTCACATGTGCGCGTTTCTCCTTAGCGCGGATCGGCGGGATCGTTTCACGATCGGAATGATCAACCGCTTTCTCCTTCTCCTGAAGTAATTTACGCTGTTTCTCGCCCATCTCGATCAACTCCTTGACCGCCTGTGCGAATAAATCATTGGCGTGTTTCATAGGTCCCCGCCTTTCTCGTATTGGATGAGGTCCCAGGCTATGACCGCGAAAACCGGAACCCAGGGAAAAAATAATATTAGCTCAAATAGTGTATTCATGTGTGTGTGTATGTAGTTTGTACAAATAAATAAAAGCGTGTTTCTCGTTTGGATTAGAAGCGCGTCAATCCAACGCTTTCTCCAAATCAATAATAATAATATTTAGCTCCTGCTTAATTTCGCTCATGGTATCCCAGGAAAAGCCTTTTTCTTCCATTTCTCTTATCATGGCTTGCAAGCTTATAAGCTGACCAAGCAAAGCGCGTGTTTGTTCCTTATTCATGTGTTTCTCTTATCCTTTCTATCCATGAATGCCAATTCCTATAACAACGCCGCGCAACCTATCGGAACCGCACGCATGTTGTTTACGGGCAATACAATTGCCGCATGCTCCCGGACAGGCGAAAACCTTTTTATGGCCCGCTTTTCTCAATTGGCTTGCAACCTCTTTCCGGTATTCTTTGGACCCTTCATTGTCTTTATCTTGGTAGGCCTTGCTTGTAATCCATTTTCTTGCAACGGGAACGGCCACAAACTCGCCGCGCGTACAATCCAATTGCAATACCTTATCTTTAACGGTGGAACCGTACCGGGACCCGCTCGAAACATTTAGCAAATAGTTTGCCGGGAAAGAATAGCCTTGTTTGTCCAAAGTAAGAAATAAATCCCATGATTTAGAATAACCGTAAATATCTAGGTCCGGCCTTGTCTTGCAAGCATTCATCCAAAAGCGCAAAATTGACAAGTTAGCAAAATCACCATCAACATAAAGACGAACGGTCCGGCCTTCAGGAATATCAGCAAATTTACTTGCAACAATTGCCCGGCCCGCTTTGGACCGTAACAAAATGCTGTTTTGCAATTGACGGAAAAAAGCAGCCGGGTAGCGCCACCCGGTAAAGGAATAACACCATCCCTTGCCAAAGTTATCCGGCGTAAATTCATTTTCCCCATACAAACAAGCGCCCGCGCCCGGGCAATCGAAACCGGGCAAACTTGAAAAAGCGTAAAATGGTAGTTTCATATTTCCCGCCGCCGCAAATACCGAAAAGTATAAAGGCCCGTTTTGGTCTTCAAACCAAGCGAGAAAGCGCGTTGCATAGTATTTAGTGGTGCCGCGTGCGCTCGGGTCCCCAGGAATAGCCGCAACTAGTTTTGAGAGTAAAACGATATCATTTG